AGGCGCTCCAGGCCGCCCTCTCAGCGGGCAGCGACCGCGCCTACACGCGCCAGGATGTGCAGCACGCGGTCCAGGCGTCGAAGAAGCGCCTCTGCAAGGAACTGGCGCGGACACTGACCGCGGTGCCGGGCGTGGGCTATCGCGTGCCCCGTGGCGGCGAGCACACCATGATCAGCAACAACCACTCGCGGAAGGCCGAGCGCCAGTTGGTGACCGGCGTCCGTCTGCTCGAGCATCTGCGCGAGGACGAATGCACGCCCAGCGAACTCCAACTGGCGCGTGGCACCCTGCTCATCGCGAGTGCGCTCGCGCAGAACCAGCGACTGATGTGGCGCAAGACGCGAGCGCTCGAGAAGGCGCTCGGGACACTCACGGCGCGTGTGGATGCCATCGCGCCTGACGGGACGACCGCCGCATCATAGCAGGGTTGGGCAGGGCTAGGCCGTGCGCGGCGTGGCGTGGCTTGGCAGGGCTCGGCTGGGCAGGGCAGGCGTGGCGGGGCATGGCCTGGCCCGGTGGGGCTTGGCGTGGCCGGGCAGGGCAGGCAAGGCCGGGCGGGGCGAGGCACGGCCCGGCATGGTGAGGCTAGGCCGGGCGTGGCCGGGCCTGGCTCGGCAGGGCAGGCGCGGCGCGGCAGGGCTCGGCGCGGTGAGGCCTGGCGCGGCTGGGCGCGGCACGGCGCGGCGTGGCATGGCGCGGCAAGGCCTGGCAAGGTCGGCGGGGGACACTGGCGACCAGTGTCCCACTCTCTCCTACTCGAGCGTTACACCATCTGAATACCCCTTGACGCCCCGCACCTCGAGGCCCGACAGTGGTCCCCGAGATGCCGCGGCGCCTGCCCACTCGCTCGGGATCCTCCCGGCTGGCCGCCAAACCAGCCGTCCCGACGAAGGCGCCGCGGGCTTTAGCCGCAAAGGCTAGGCAACTCAAAAAAACCGACCGCCAGATCGCGTTTCTTGCGGCCTGGGAACGCTTCGGCACGATGAGCGCCGCTTGTCGCGAGACGGACGTCCCTCGTTCGCTCCTCTACAACACCTGGCTCAAGGAACCGACCTTCGCCGAATTGGCCGAAGGGGTCAAGGACCGCATCGCCGACAGCCTCGAGCAGGAAGCGATCCGCCGCGGGCGCGATGGCTGGCTCGAGCCGGTGTTCTACAAGGGCGACGAGGTCGGCGAGATCCGAAAGTTCAGCGACTTGTTGGTGATCTTCATGTTGAAGGCGCTCCGACCTGACAAGTATCGCGAGCGCACCAACGTCCAACACGAGGGCACTGTGGTCCTCGAGCAAGTCCTGGCGGCCTCGCGCACGCCGGCCGCGGCAGCTCGCCTGCGCGCCACCACGCCCGGGGGCCAGGATGCCTGACATCATCGACATGGGCGTCACCATCCTGCGCTGGCGCGAGAACATCCTCGCGTTCGTCCGCGAGGAGCTCGGCGTGGAGCCTGACGCCTGGCAGCGTGACGCCCTCGAGGCGTTCGCCAGCCCTCGGCCCGAGCATCGCCGCATCAGCCTGCAGGCGTGCGCGGGCCCCGGCAAGAGCGCCTTGATGGCCTGGTGCGCCCTCTGGTTCATGGGCTGCCAGGGCGACGCCGGCCAGCACCCCCGGGGCGCCGCGGTAGCCATCACTGCAGACAACTTGCTCGCAAACTTCTGGCCCGAGCTCGCGAAGTGGCAGGCGCGCTCGAGCTACATGAGCCGGGCGTTCACCTGGACGTCCTCGCGGTTCTATTCCAACGACCACAGCGAGACATGGTTCCTCTCAGCCAGGTCGTGGCCGAAGACGGCGAACCCCGATGAACAGGGCACGACCTTGTCGGGCCTGCACTCCGAGTTCGTCGCGTGCTTCATCGACGAGAGCGGCGCCATCCCGACGACCGTGCTGCGGGCCGGCGAGCAGGCTCTCAGCAACTGCACGTTCGGGAAGATGATGCAGGCCGGCAACCCGATCAGTACCGACGGGATGCTCTACGCCGCGGCCTCGACGCTGCGGCACCAGTGGCATGTCGTGGTGATCACGGGCGACCCGGACGACCCCAAGCGAGCGCCGCGGGTGGACCTCGAGTGGGCGAAGACCCAGATCGCCACCTACGGGCGCGACAACCCCTGGGTCGCCAGCTACATCCTCGGCAAGTTCCCCTCGAGTACGTTCAACACGCTCTTGAGCGTCGAGGACGTCGAGGCGGCGATGAACCGGCACTACCGGGAGGATGCCTTCGGCTGGGCGCAGAAGCGCATCGGCGTGGACGTGGCGCGGTTCGGCGACGATCGTACCGTCATCTTCCCCAGGCAGGGCGTGGCAGCCTTCCGGCCAGTCGTGATGCGGGCGGCCCGCACGACGGAGATTGCGGCTCGCGTGGCCAAGGGCATCGCCGACTGGGGCGCCGAGCTCACGCTGGTGGACGACACCGGGCACTGGGGACACGGTGTGGTCGACGGGCTGCTCGCTGCCGGCCTGCCGGTCGTGCCCGTGATTGCCTCGGACCAGGCGATGGACCCCCGCTACAAAAACAGGCGGGCCGAGATGTGGCTGACCATGGCCGAGTGGGTGAAGGGCGGCGGCGCTCTGCCGAAGATCCCCGAGATGGTGGCCGAGCTCACGCAGCCCACGTACACGTTCGCCTCGGGTCGGTTTCAACTTGAGGACAAGGACATGGTCAAGAAGCGGCTGGGCCGCTCGCCTGACCTGGCCGACGCCCTGGCGCAGACGTTCGCGTTGCCTGACCAGCCCCCGGACGTCCTGCGGCGGCTGCAGAAGCGGCACACGACGGAGCACGAGTTCGACCCGTACGCGTCCTCGAGTACGCCGACTGGCCCGGTGTCTGGTCGGACAGAGCACGAGTTCGACCCGTTCGAGGTGAGGTTGTGATGGACAAGACGAAACCAGCAGACTCTCGAGATCCGTGGGAGCACCGTGCGGCGGGCATGCGGTGCGCGACGTGCATGTGGTTCATCGCGAAGGCGGCGCTCGGACGCTGCCGCAGGCACGCGCCGACGATGAGCGGTTATCCAGTGGTCTTCCCGACCGACTGGTGCGGCGACCACAAGCTCGACGAAACCAAGGTGTGACCCTGACATGGGGAAGGCATCCCGGCGGAAGTGGGCGAAGCGGGCGGCTCGCGTGCGCGGCATGGTGCTGCTGAAGCGAACGGACCTGGCGCAGGAATACCGGGCGAAGTTCGCCTCGCACGCCTCACGCCTCGCTCGAGGCTGACCGACGTGGGCTACGCGCAGCGGACGCGCCACCGTCTCGTGGGGATGATGCGGCAGCAGACCGTGCTGAACCGCGTGCGGGTCTGGCTGGCGTTCGCCGACCATCCGAGCCCGCCCCCGAAGATCCGGGGCTGGGCGGGTGTGCGCTGGGTGCTGACCGGGCGCGTGGAAGGGAGGACGACGACATGAGCTCGGATGTGATCAGCGCACAGGTCGCCGCCACGACCGGGACCGTCGCGCAGGACATGGCGACACGGGAGCGGCGCGGGGGAGGACGAGGCGTGCCCCCGGGCGACCCGCGTCAGCCGCCGAAGTACGGCGAGGCGATGGTGCGACGCTCAGACTTCCTCGGCCCGGCGTCGGGTGCCAAGCCCGCTCCGGCCGCCGCTCCAGCTCCGTCGCTGCTCAACGAGGCGGCGATGAAAGGCTCGGCGGCCTCAGCGGCCCAGCGGCAGCGTCGACGCGCCGCCGCGGGCCACTCCGGCAAGGTCACGACAGGCACCCCGACGCTCCTGCAGCAGCAGGTCGCCGCGTCGCTCATTCCGAAGACGCTGATCGGGAGTTGACGACATGACGCTAACGGAGCAACGGCAGCGGCTCGAGACGCTCCGCGGGCAGATGAAGTCCGACCGGGCGTCGTTCGACACGCATTGGCGGGAGCTCTCCGACTTCCTCCTGCCGCGGCGCTCACGGTTCCTGGCCAGTGACCGGAACAAGGGCGACAAGCGCAACCAGAACATCATCGACAGCACGGCGCGGTTCGCCGTGCGGACGCTGCAGAGCGGCCTGCACGCTGGCCTGACGTCGCCGGCCCGGCCCTGGTTCCTGCTTACGACAGCCGACCCGGACATCGCCGAGCGCCAGGACGTGCGCGTGTGGCTCGAGCTGGTGACGCGGCGGATGCGCGTCGTGTTCGAGGACTCGAACCTGTACAACACGCTGCCGACGATCTACGGCGACATGGGCGTGTTCGGGACCGCGGCCATGGGCGTGTTCGAGGACTCGCCCGACGTGTTCCGGTGCTACGCGTACCCGGTGGGCTCGTACTACATCGGCCTGGACCGGCGCAACCTTGTGACGACCTTCAGCCGCGACTATGAACTCACCGTGCGCCAGGTGGTCGAGGAGTTCCTGCGCGTGCCGGGTTCTCGAGACATCGACTGGTCGAAGGCGAGCCCGAGCTTGAAGGACGAGTGGGACCGCAGCAACTACGAGACAGCCGTCCCGATCACCTGGGTGGTGCTGCCCAACCCCGAGTGGGACGATCGCCGGCTGGCCGCGAGCTACAAGCAGTTCGCGTCCTACCACTACGAGTCGAGCGGGCGCAGCGCTCTCGGCTTCTTGCGGAAGTCGGGCTACGACACGTTCCCGATCATGTGCCCCCGGTGGGACATCACAGCCGAGGACGCGTACGGCACCGCGTGCCCGGGGATGGATGCCCTGGGCGACGTGAAGCAACTGCAGTCCATGCAGCGAGAGAAGGCGAAGGCGCTCAAGAAGATCGTCGATCCGCCGCTCGTGGGGGCGACGGAGCTCCGCACGCAGAAGGTCAGCATCCTGCCGGGCGACATCACGTACGCCCGCGATCCGGCCTCGGCCCTGCGGGCGGCGCACGAGATCAACTTCAATTTGGATCACTTCCGCCTCGACGTGGGCGAGACGCAGTTCCGCATCCAGCGGGCCTTCTACGAGGACTTGTTCCTGATGCTGGCCCGATCGGACTCGAGGCTGGGCGCGGCCCGGCCGACGGCCCGGGAGATCGAAGAGCGCCACGAGGAGAAGCTGCTCGCCCTGGGTCCGGTACTCGAGAGAACGAACGACGAGCTCCTGAACCCGCTGATCGACCGGATCTTCGGCATCATGCTGCTCCACGGGCTTGTGCCGCCGGCCCCCGACAGCCTGCAGGGCATGGCCCTCAAGGTCGAGTACGTCTCCATTATGGCGCAGGCGCAGAAGCTGGTGGGGGTCGCGGCCCAGGACCGCTTTGTGATGAGCGTCCTCCCGCTGGCGCAGATCGACGCGACAGTGATCGACCGCGTGGACACGGGGCGCGTCGTGCAGAACTACGCTGACCAGCTCGGGATCGACCCGCGTTCGCTGCGGGACGATGAGACGGTGGCGGCGATGGCGGCTGAGCGCCAGCAGCAACAGCAGGCGATAGTCGCCGCAGAAGCGGCGCAGAAGATGGGCGCCGGGGTGAAGGCCCTCGGCACCACGCCGGCCGACCAGGACAGCGTGCTCTCGAGGCTCGCGTCGAACCTGTCCGGTGCCGTGCCGGCTCTCGGAGGAGGGGGAGTCTAGCCATGCCGATGATCCCGGTCTACAACGATAACGACCGACGCGGACTCCGCGACCTGCAGACGCGAGTGGACCTCCGTCTGAACGAGGACCGCCGTTGCCTCGAGTTCCGGTTCGATGGACAGAGGCACCGTGTGTTTGATGACTTCTCACAAGGGGTGATGGCCGGAGTCTTCGACGTCAAGGCATACGGTGCGAAGGGCGACGGCGTGACGGACGATACCGCGGCGATCCAGGCGGCGATGACGGCCGCGAATGGGAGCGAGGTGTTTCTGCCCGGTGGCACTTATGTGGTGACGAAGGGCAGCGGCGCGTATGTCTTGACGCTGCCGGACTCGGTGAGCATGGTGGGCGAGCCTGGTAAAACCATCCTGTCCTTGACCGTAGCGGCGGCTGACTGCTCGATTATCGGGTCAGCGTCAGCGGTGACGCGGTTCGAGATGACTGGGGTGACGCTGGATGCGGCTACGATCACTGCCAAGAACGTCAACGGAGTGAAGTGTGAACACATTACGACGCTGCGGTCCACCCGGAACGTCTATCAGAATCTCTCCTATAACGGGATTACCTGTGGCGAAGCCGACCATGCCGACGTGGTGGTGTCAGACGAGGACACGTTCACGACGGTCGGACAGCATGGCGTCCAGGTTTACCACAACCTGTCCTTGTCGGTTCGGGACGGGTACTTCAGCGGATTCACGAAATCGGCGATTGACACCAATCCGCTGCCGGCCCCAGGCACAGACGACCGCACGAAGGTGACGATAGAAGGTAATACCATTGTCTGCGATGCGGCATGGACGAACGGCTACTCGGTGATCTCGCTGATGGGCGACGACGTGATCTGCCGAGCGAACAAGATCGTCGGCGGACAGAACCAGATCGTCGTACATAACGCGAGCGGCTATACCGGCACCCTGCGGCACTACAGCGTCGTCGATAACCTGCTGTGGACGGCTGCGCCAGTAGCCGGGACAGGCGGCATTGCAATCACCGTCAACCAGGATGTCAACAACTCCGTCGTGGTGCGCGGCAATCACATCTACCAGCCCAACTCGATTGGCGTGTGGGTTGGGAACGCGGGAACGGCTACACCCGCCGGGGTCGTGGTCAGCGACAACGTGATTACGGACGGCCTGACGGGCACCACCTACACACACACGAATCAGCCTGCGGGGGTCAAGTGTTACGACGCAAAGAACGTCACGGTGGCGAATAATCAGGTGCTGAACCCTCGGTGGGCGGGCATCGCCATTGTCCACAGCGCCACGGCCATTGTGATCGAAGGCAATCACATCACGGGGCATAAGGGCCAGGCGTCCAGTGACGTCCCGACATGGTTCGGTGCGGGAATCTGGATTCAGGAAGAGGGCGGCGCGGGTCAGGACGTGATCACGGTACGTGGCAATCTCATCAAGGACTATCTGCACGACATCTCCGATACCGCTTCGGTGCGCTGTGGCGGGATTGCGATTGGCGGCGGGTCTGGAAACATCTCGCGGGTGATTGTGCGCGAGAACGTGATCGCAGATGGACACGGCTATGGCATTACGTTGTATGAAACGACCGATGCCGTCGTGCTAGACAACGATATTTCCGGAGCGTTCTCGGCCTCGGTGAACATTGACGGCACGAACGTCAACACGGTGATTACTACGGATGTCTGGTCCAGGTCGTCCGGCGTCTTGAGTCCCACGACGGTCGGCGACACGGCCGCCATTGACGGGCTGGTGGTGGGAGGGACCGTTCGGGATGCTCCGTTCCACGCGCAAGATGGCACCTATAACATCTCGGCTGGCGCCCCGACCGCCTTGGTGACGGCAGCTAATGCGGCGTTGACCTCGGAAGGTAGCGCCCTGTCCGTGCAATCGACAGATGACCAAGCTGTCGATAAAGGGGGCAGCATCAATTTGGGCGGGCGCGGGACGACAGGATCGACCGTTGCGGGGGCGTTCGCGCACGTAGCGGGTCGCAAAGAAAACGGGTCATCGGGGGACTTTTCGGGATACTGGCATGTCGGAACGAGTGACGCTGCTAGTGATATCCACGAATGGCTGCGGGTGGACTCGGGCGGAACGGTATCCAAGGGCGGGCTGAATGGACAGGCGACCAGGCTGGCGCATGCGACGGTCCAATCTGGCGCGATGAGCGGCGCGACCCTGACCTTGACGAACCTCATCCCGGCTGGGTCGCTGGTGTTGGGTGTCACGCTGCATCCAACGACGGCCATCACTAGCGGTGACGGTGCGACCACCTACAACCTGGGCGACGGCACCGATGTGGATCGGTTCGGAGCGGCGGTCGCGTTTGCCAGCGACGTGACGCTGGCGAATATCACGGTGGCAGGGCCGCAGTATTACACGGCGGCAACGAATGTCGTCCTGACGGCCATCGGTGGGACGTTCAACGCGGGCGTGGTGCGGGCGACCGTGCATTACATCAGTTTGACGGCGGCGACTTCGTAAGGAGACAGCATCATGCAGATTCATGGACCGACAGATAACACCTGGACGACGCGCAACGAAGGAGTGGGAGCATGAACGGAACCTTTTCGGGCAACGGATACTCCGCGTGGCTGCGTGTGCGCCCCGGCGCGTCGATGACGTACGCCTTCACCGTGGCGGAGGAAGCGGACTTCGTCGGCACCATCCAACTCCTGCAACGGCTGAAGGGCACCCAGGCGAAGACCGTGGTCGCCTTCACCGGCACAGCGGAAGACACGCTCGACGAGACAGACGTCATGTCGGGCACCATCCTGAACGAGTCGCTGAACGACCAGTACTTCCGGGTCCAGGTCTACGGGTTCGGGGAGTCGAGCAGCGACATCTCCTGGGCCATCAACGTCGTGGCCGGCGCCCTCATCCAGTCGTTTGTCAACAAGGAGGGCGTGGAGGTTCTGAACATCAAGGACAACGAGGTCGAGATCCCGACAGTCCTCGTGTCGCTGCCCAACGTGCCGACGGCTGACCCGTACATCGCCGGCCAGGTCTGGTCGAACGCGGGAGTACTCACGCTCTCGGCTGGCCCGGCGACCCCGACGCCAACCCCAGCCCCATAAATGAGGGAGCCATGAAGCGACTACTGATCGTGTTCCTGCTCGCCGCGCTCGTGGCTACGGTCCCCGTGGCCGCGCAGCAGCGCACATCGTATCCGTCCTCGGTGATCCTCGACGCTGCCACCACGACGGCGACGGGCGAGGTGAAGAAGCCGCCACGGGCGCAGGCCACGTTCCAGGCGTACGGCACGACCTCGGCCGGCTCTGGTGCCACCACGATCGTGATCGAGGTGTCGAACATCGAGAGTCCCGTCAACTCGACCAACGTGGACTGGATGACAGTCTGCACGATCTCGCTCACGCTCGGCACGACGCGGACGTCAGACGGCTGCACGATCAACGCACCGTGGCGTAACGTGCGGGCCAGGGTGACGGCGATCTCGGGCACCAACGCCACGGTCTACGTCCGCATGGGGAGCTAGGTCCATGAAGAAGATCCTTGTCGCCCTCGCGTGTGTGTTGCTGGTGGTGGTCGCGGCGGTCTGGGCACAGAACTCCGTCGTGGTCAACCCGCTACTGGCCGGGGACACGCAGAACCTGCGGCGAATCACGGTTACGCTCTCGAGCGGGCAATTCCTGACCGCTGGTACCACGTCGGACGTGACGGTGGTCGTGCTGCCGCCGCGGTCGCAGATCGTCGGCGTGATGGCTGACCTGACCACGACCTTCGCCTGCACAGAGACATGCACCACAGCGACGCTCTCGATGACCCTCGGCACGAGCGCGGGCGGGAGCCAGGTGCTGGCCAGCTTCGACGCCGACGCGGCGGCGGCGCAGTTCGGTGATGCGGACGCCGAGCTCGGCACCGGCATAACGCGGGCGGCGGCCATCCAGGGCGGGCTGTTTGGCACCTGGGCGACCGCGACCACGATCAGCCTGCGCCTGACGTCAGGGACGGGCAACATCGGCACGGGGACCGCGACGAACCTGAGTCAGGGCGCCGTGACGATCGTGCTGCTGGTGAGGAGCTACTGATGGCCGAGTCACGCGTGCTGGTGAAGAACGCCGCCGACCCGGAGCAGGTGGCGGCCGGCGCTCGGACGAAGCGGCAGCGGCAGACGCTGTACCAGATGGCCCTGCGCGAGGTGCTGCGGCACGAGCCTGGCCGCCTGGTGCTCGGGGAGATCCTCGAGCACGCGGGCATCTATGAAGAGACGTTCCACCCCAACCATGGCCAGATGAGTCTGAACGAAGGCCGGCGCCGGTTGGGCCTGCAGATCCGGCAGTCGATTCTCGAGGCCGACGAGGCGGCGTTCGAGCTCCTCGAGCGGGAACACCGGGCCCGACTGGCGTCCGAGTCGTAACACTGGCGGGGTGTGACAGAACGGGAGGAGACGACGATGGAAGGAACAGGCAGCGGAACGACCGTCGAGTCGGTCAAGACACCGGCCGACACGGTCCTCTCGGACCAGACCGCCTCTGGGCAGCCGCCCCCGGCGGGCTCGTCCACACCCGACGCCTCGAAGGCGTCCGGTGACGGTGCGACAGGCGCGGCAGGGGAGAAGACGGCGGGCAAGGACGGCGCCGCAGACGCGTCGAAGGCCCCCCTCGAGTACACCCTGTCGTTGCCGGATGACATCAACGGGCTGATTGACGACACCGACATCGCCCTCATTCGCGACACGGCGACCAAATCGAAGTGGAGCCAGGAGGACGCGTCGGCGGCCGTCGGGGAGCTCGTGGCGATGGTGCAGGCTCAGTCGAGCCGGTTCCTCGCCGAGACAACGGCCGATCCCACGTACGGGGGACAGAAGCTCGCGGAGTCGCAGAAGCTCGCGCAGGCTGTGATCCAGAAGATCCGGCCCCCGGGCCACCCGCGCTACGACAGCTTCCAGAAGTTCCTCGCCCGCGGGGGGGCAGGTAACCACATCGAGGTCGTGTCCTTCCTGGCCGACCTCGGCAGACTGATGGCGGAAGACACGCCACCGCAGGGCCGCGCCAGCGGCGCCGGGGCCAAGGATGCCGCGACGCTGCTCTACACGCACCCGAGCTCGATCGCTCTGCAGGAGCGGGCGGGCGGCGGCTCGGCGTAACGCGGGTCGGTTCGCCACAACGGAGACGACATCATGGCAACGCTCGGAACCGGAGCCTTGACGCTGCTGGATTGGGCCAAGCGGCTCGATCCCGACGGCATGGTTCCTCAGATCGTCGAGCTGCTCTCGCAGACCAACGAGATGCTGGCTGACATGCTGTGGAAGGAAGGCAACCTGCCGACCGGCCACAGAACGACCGTACGGACGGCCCTGCCGACCGTCTACTGGCGCCTGCTGAACCAGGGCGTGGCGCCCAGCAAGTCCACGACCGCGCAGATCGACGAAATGACCGGGATGCTCGAAGCCTGGTCGGAGGTCGACGTGGACCTCTGCTTGCTGAATGGGAACACCAACGCGTTCCGGCTCTCGGAAGCGAAGGCGTTCCTCGAGGCGATGAACCAGGAGATGGCCTCGACCATCATCTACGGCAACCAGGGGACGACTCCCGAAGAGTTCACGGGGCTGGCGCCGAGGTATGGCGCGATCTCCGGGGCGACGAACGCCGACAACGTGATCTCGGCCGGCGGCTCGAGCTCCGACAACACCTCGATCTGGCTCGTGGCCTGGGGCGATGAAACCGTGTGCGGCATCTTCCCGAAGGGCTCGAAGGCGGGTCTGGTGCATGACGACTACGGCGAGCAGACCGTGGAAGTCACCGCAGGGGTCGCCGGCAACCGGATGCGAGCCATGCAGGAGCGCTTCCAGTGGAAGGGCGGCATTGCGGTGAAGGACTACCGGTACGCCGTGCGGATCTGCAACATCGACGTGTCGGATCTGGCGGGCGCGACGCCTGCGGACCTGCTCACGTACATGGAGCAGGCCGACGAGATCATCCCCAACGAGCTGGGCCGTCGAGCGTACTACTGCAACCGTCGGGTCGCCCGGTGGCTCCGCAACCAGGTGCGGGCGAGTGTGGAAACTGGCGGGGGCATCACGTTCGAGAACTTCGCCGGCAAGCGGACACTCACCTTCGGGGGCGTGCCGATCCGCAAGGTCGACGCGATCCTGAACACCGAGGCGACGATCAGCTAGGGCTGACGCCGCAGAAGAGAGGATACAGACCATGATTCTGGATGCGCTCTTGCAGGTGTCCGACGCGCAGCAGGTGACCGCGGACGCCTATTCCACCAACACCGTCGATGCCGGCAACGTGACGCCGAAGCGGCAGATTCAGGTCGGCGAGTCCATGGGCTACCTGATGGCGATCACGGCGGCCGGCACCAACACCGGCAGCACCAAGCTGCAGGCGGTTCAGTCGGCCAACGCGAACCTGAGTTCGCATGTCGTTGTCGGGCAGGTGGATCTGGCCGCGGCGCAGATCGTCGCCGGCAACATCTACATCATCCCGATCGGCAGCGGCATGGTCGGCCTGCGCTACCACGGCATGTACCACGACATCACCGGGACCGTGGACTACACCGTGGACGCGTTCGGGCCGATCCCGTTGTCGCAGTGCGCAGCGCTGGCGGCGACCTACGCAAAGGGCTACACCGCCTAGTGCGGGTGAGCGGGGAGTGGGCGTCCTCTCTGAGGGCGCCCCTCCCCGTGGCCCTCACACACACGAGTCAGGAGGTCAGTCATGGCGACTAAGCAGGACGACGGGCGACTCATTCGGGTGATGGCGACTCAGGTCGGGTACTACGACCATGTGCGACGACGGGAGGGCGACGTGTTCAGTGTGCCGCCAGCCGCCTTCTCGAAACGCTGGATGCAGCGGGTGGCCCCCGAGACGCCCGAGCGCCAGACGACGGGCAAACAGCATCTCAAGCGGATGCACGACGACATCCTCTCGGGGAAGGTGGGACGGCAGCGGCTCGATGGCATCCTCGTGGGGCCTGACGACGTGGCCGGCGATCCTGGGGACAACCCGCTGCGGGCAATCTCGTCGTAGGGGAGACACGCCATGCCGTGCAAGGGGAAGCGGGGCGGCCGGAAAGGCCGCCGCGGAGGGCGTCGGTAGTGGCTCGCGACCTCGCGGTCATCATCCCGGCGCGTGAGGAGTGGCTCTGCGGCAGGACCGTCGAAGACATCCTCGCGCACACCATGCGCGACACCGAGGTCATCGTGTGCCTGGACGGCTGGGAGCCGTCGCAGGCCAAGGGCGACACGCTGATCCCCAGTGACCCCAGGGTCCGGGTGATCCGGTTTGGGTCCAGTGTCGGGCAGCGGGTGGCGATCAACATGGCGGCCCGCACGACCGATGCCCGGTTCATCCTGAAGACTGACGCGCACTGCAGCTTCAACCTGGGGTTCGACGAGCAGTTGATCACGCCCTACGAGCGCGGCGAGCTCGGGTGGGACACGACGTCGGTGCCGAAGACGGTGAAGCTGCTCGCCTGGCAGTGGGTGTGCCAGCGGTGCGGGTGGCGCCAGGACCAGTGTGCCAAACCGACATGCCCGGCCTGCAAGCACAGTGAGGAGCTCGTCAAGGAGATCGTCTGGTTCCCCAAAATCGACCAGCGGGCCGACTACGGGCGGTTCGACAAGACGCTGCAGTTCAAGTACTGGCTCGAGTGGCGCAAACGGCCTGGCCTGGCCGGTCCCTACGTGCCCTTGATGTGCCTCGGGGGCGGCTGCTGGATGATGTCTCGAGGCCGCTTCTGGCAACTGGGCGGCCTGGATGAAGCGCACGGCGGCTGGGGGCAAATGGGCGTGGAGATCGCGCTCAAGTCGTGGCTCTCCGGGGGCCGCCAGGTGGTGAACGAGCACGCCTGGTACGCGCACATGTTTCGGGCGACGAAGGACTTCAGCTTCCCCTACAAGCTGGCGCACGCGGACGTCGAGGCCGCGAAGGTGTACTCGAGGGCGCTCTGGACCGGGAACCGGTGGCCCTGCCAGGTGCGCCCGCTGGCCTGGCTGCCGGCGCACTTCGAGCCCGTGCCCGAGTGGCATGAGCCGGCGCCGGCTCAGAGAGAGAAGGTGGCGTGATGGCTCGAGTGGGCTACGCCTACGGGGAAGAGTCGCCGAGCTCGCCGATCCTGCCGGCGTCCTGGCAGGACTGGGAAGAGTACACGCTCGGCGCCACGCCGTCGCCGCCGACCGTCATCGGGGATCCGGACTACGGCCTCGTCGAGCTCGTGTACGACAACCCGTCGATCGTCAGTCCGGTGATTGACACCGGGGTGGACGGCACGCGGGACTACTACATCGCGAGAGACAAGTACGGGTCCGGGTCGCCCGGGGTGCGGATCTGGTTCCGGTCGGATCCTGACACGTTCGCCCAGCAGGCGTCCGCGTCGGATCCGGTGTGGTCAGAAGTCACGGCGTCACCGAAGTCCGCGTCGGGGCGGTACGTGCAGTTGCGGCTGCAGTGCATCACCCCAGAGCCGACCCCGACCCCGACTCCGACGCCCACTCCAACGATCCCATGACCGTCGAGGAGTGGCGCCGCTTGTCGGAGTTGTGTGCAGGGGTACGGATGCTGGCGTGTGCGCGAGGGGCGGTCGGCGTCGGCGAGAAACTCGAGGCGCTCGGCCGGCGGCTCGAGCGCGAGATCAACATGGTGCAAGTGGACATCCTCCACGGGCGCCACGGCATCAGACGGGAGAGGTCACATGCGAAGACTGCTGCTGCTCGTCACGCTTTTCAGCGTCGGTATCTGCGCGCTCTCGGGTGAGGCCGAAGCCCAGACGGTCGTCAACCCGGTCACGGTCGCCTTCACGCCGAGCGCCGATCACTCGGTGAACGGCCTGGACGGCGTGCCGCTGGTGACGCGCTACGAGATGCGGGTGTTCACGCAGAGCCCGTTGGGGCAGACGCCGATCACGACACTGGACCTCGGGAAGCCGACACCGGCCGGGGGCACGATCACGGTGACGAACGCGGTGTGGTTCTCCGGGTTGACGCCGAATGTCCTCTACGTGGTTCGCGTTGCGGCGGTCGGGCCGACCGGAGAGGGCGTGAGTGACCTCTCGAACCCTTTTGGGAATCAGGGACCGCCCCAGGCCCCGTCGTCCGTCCTTGTTCGGAAATAGTCTGGTGGTATCGGTGGCTGTACCGCTGGCTGGGGAAGTGCCGGTGAGGTGAGACGATGGCGACCCCGACGCCTACACCCACGCCGACGCCGACGCCAGCTCCCCCGACACCGACGTGCCCGCCGACGCCCACGCCGACGCCGGAACCGCCGCCGGAAGCCACTGGGGCGCCGACGGCCACGCCGACGGCCGAGCCGCCCGCGACAGGAACGCCGACCCCGACCCCGGAACCGCCGAGCCCGACGCCGACGGATGAACCGAGGTGGTGCGAGTAGGAGCGGACGATGGCTCAGTATGTTGACGACATCGAGATCGCCTGGGACGAGCCGCCGACGCCGACGCCCACGGTGACCCCGACCGTTCCGCCGCCCACACCGACCCCCACGCCCACGTCAGGGCCGACTGGGACGGGGACCGGAACGGAAGCTCCTCCGACGCCCACACCGACCCCGACCCCGACGCCGACGACTCCACCGACGGCGCCCCCGACGATCGAGCCGCCGACGGCCACCCCGACGCCCACACCGACGCCGGTCGATGGCGACCCCGACGCGATCACGTCAGACATTGCGGGAGACTGCAACATGGACACGACCGGACTCGTCAACGTCGCCCTCTCGAGGATCGGGGTGTCGAAGCAGATCACGAGCTTCTCGGCCGACAGCTCGAAGGAAGCGGTGCTCGCCCGCCAGCACTGGGGGCTCGACGTGGCCCGCGTGCTGCGCGACTACCCCTGGGC